GGCCTGGGTGCTGGACGTATACCGGGACGGTGCGCCGGTCGCGCTGGGCATGGCACTGGTTGCGGGCTCGGTCATCACCGAGGGCTACAACCTGCCGGATGACATCGGGCGCCTCTACTTCGTGGGCGCTGAGGTCACGCTGGACAACCTGGGCAAGGATAATCATTTGGTATGGCTGCCAACATAAGACAGTACCTGCGCCAATGGTCGCTGACGGTCAATGGCCAGCCATTCATCGACAGCCGAGACGGCGGACAGTGCCTTCGATGTGTTTTCGATATTGTTGTGAGTCCCAATGGAGCGCAGTCGTTTGGAGATATCCGGGTCTACAACCTAGCAAAATCCACGAAGATAGAGCAGCGTGACGACATCATCTTGCAGGCAGGGTACCAGGATCAGTTCGGATCGATCTTCATAGGTACCGTCACGAATGTGTTTATGGAGCGCCATGGCCCTGATGTGGTGACGCGCCTGCTTTGCTGGTCTGGCGCCACACACAAAGCGCGCGGTGTGATGGCTGCGTCATACGGGCCTGGAACGAAGCTGACAGACATAATCAAGAGCGCGGCCAAGGTATGGCCGCTTTATCTTGAAATGGATGAATCGCAGTTTACCGACAAGGACGTTTTCACGACCGGCTTCACAGTGAATGGCGATCCGAAATATGTCTTGTTTGATTTGAAAGGCATGTTCGATTTCGATTTCCACGAAGAGCAAGGATCGCTGATTATTACGCGCCCGGATAAAGGCCGTTCCGCCACGATATTTGAAATCAACCAGTACAACGGCATGACGGGCATGCCGGAGGTCAATCGCGGGCTTCAAGGCCTCGGAGTGAACGTGACAACGCGCATCAACCCGTTTATCAGAAGTTCCAGCCGGATTAATATCAAATCGGAATTTTCCACCTACAACACCGGTAATATGCAGGTCGCGGCAACCGAAGGTGATGTGTCGGCAAACGGTGAATTCAACGTGCTTTCGCTGGAATACGTGGGCGACACGCACGGAGATCAATGGGATTTGAGAATCGATGCATTGCGGGCTGGAACGAAAGAAACTGTTGCCACAAATCGCGGTGGCAGCCTTGTGTGGGGCGGGAAGGTTTCGCAGGAGTTCCGAGTCAAAGTGCGGGACATTGCCAAGCGACAGAATCTGAATCCCGATTGGTACATGGCCGTAATGGGATTCGAAACCGGCTACACATTCAGCCCGTCAGAGCCCAACAAGGCAGGTTCCGGCGCGATAGGTCTGATTCAATTCATTCCGTCCACAGCCAGAGGACTTGGAACGTCTACGCAGGGGCTGGCGAACATGACGGCTGTTCAGCAATTGGATTATGTCGAGAAGTATTTTCAGCCCTATGTGGGACGCATCCACAACCTGGGCGACATGTACATGGCTGTTTTCATGCCCGGCAAGGGGATCGGAAAACCTGATTCGACGGTGCTAATTGACCGGGACACAGAGCCCGTGACTTACGCGCAGAATGCGTCTCTAGATTCAAATCACGACGGAAAAATTACTCGTGGTGAGTGCGTGGCGGTGGTGAATAAGTCGTATCTTCTGGGGCAGGCGAATATGGGTTAATGTAGGACGACCCTCCTGCACACTTTCTTTTTGTTCTCCGGGATTACTGTAGATGTTTCGTTGGTCTTGAGAATTGTTTGCCCTTGCGGCGAGATCTGCCATAGGCCTAGATTTTCTAGCGCGGCATCTTCAGACGTCTTTTGGTATGCGAATTTCCATCCAGGATGTTTTGGCGACTTTATGTTGGAAAAGAGGTATGTCGCGCTGCTGTAGACGCAGAATTGCAGAAAGGTGCTATTTGGAGGGACAACTATTTCACGTTCTGGCGAACCTTTGGAGGCGGCCTGCGCGACGGAAGCGGCGGCTAGCATGACAGCAATTAGCGTGGCGATGCCTGTAAGCGTTGTTTTCATAGTCAGTATGTAGGCGAATGGCGAATCAGTCTATTTCCACCTCATATGTCTTTGTGCCGATTTTTTTATAGTTCTTTGGGTCAAACCGAGGGCATAAGTGACACAGCCGCTTGACCGCAGCGGCCTGGATCTGGTCTTGGTGGCTGGATGGATGGTCTGGGTCAATATCAGTGCTTTGATATATCTTTTTGCAGGGGAATGTGTACCTGTCAACAGCTATTTTTGCTGTTTTTGTCGGGCCGGCACGGAGAGATATGCTTAGTCCAAGTGTGCTGGGTTCGCTGAATCCAGGATCGTCGATAACCTGAAAGCAATGCGCTCGAAAGTCCGTGCACAGACACGACTCAAGATAGCAGGTCAATACGTCTTTCAGTTCATACCAATTCTTGATTAGCTGCCCGTTCGCATAGATAACAACGCTTTTCCATGCACCAACGCATTCGATCAGAGCGATGGCCAGCTTGGCCCCGCGTTCGTCCTTGTCGAAGGACGCGATGTGAATTCTTCGGCCTCCAATGGCCGCCTGCCTGAAGATGCCTTGTTGAGCGATGGATAGCGCGATGGGGAAGTTTTTTGATGGGCTTTGTGGGAATACGACGGTGACCAGCCTGTTAGATGACTCTCTAATCAGATCCACAGGCTGCTCGTGCGCCACCAGGTCAGTTTTCCCCATGGCCGATTCAGTACTTTGAGACTCGCAGAAGCTCGTGCAACTGCCTTAAAAGAGCCGACGCTTCATCAGATAGATCTTGTTTGCTGAGGGGAGCCGCAAAGCTATCTTCCAGGCGCACAACAATTTCTGCTGTGAGCGTGCGCTTGTTTTCTTTAGCGGCGTCTTCGAGCCTGTCGCGTAGGTCTTGCGGCAGACGGAAGTTCACCTGGGGGTCATTTCTCGCCATGATGTGAATTTAACCTAGCATCGTGCTTGCACTCAACCAAGCAATGTGCTTTAATAGCACCGTGCTTGGTTAAAAGGAGAAACAGGATGAAGAGAGTAGGGTTCATGACCCGCCTCACTCCGGACAATCACAAATGGTTGGAAGGGAAGGCGAAGAGTGAAGATAGGTCGATGACTTATGTGGTAGATCGCCTGGTTTCGCAGGCCCGCGAAGCCGACAGAGCAAAAGAAAACGCACCAGAGGCGGCAACCTCTGATGCGTTGGTTCAGTAACCCACTGATTAGGAAGGAAAACTGATATGTCGAGTTTACAGCAAACATCCGTAGAAGGGCAACAGGTTCCGCCTGAAATGCTTGCGGCGCTGCGGGAAGAGGTCAAACAGGCACGCTCCAGCGGGAAGGTTCTCTATCACCCGCGATTCGGCCAACCAAGGGTCATCAACCCCAGTGGCGGCAGCGCAAAAAGGGGCTGTATCAGCCTGCGAGCAGAGCGCCGCGCCCGAGAGCTCGCGAGATCTACGGCGGCAGACGCTGGCCGGCCTGCGCCAAAGGCTCCTTTGAGTCCGAACGCCGATTTGCGGAACTGGATTAAAGAGGCACGCACCTACTTGATTCGCGTGGAAACCGCCCTACAGATTCAAGAAATGACGGCGGGAGGCGTGAAATGAGCAAGATCGACATTCACAAGAGAACCGAAGTCAGCAACGGCGATCTGGTCGCCATCCTGAACGTGCATAGCCGCCTCGATGGTTTGTTGTCCATGATCTGCGCCGAGGATTTCAGCGCCTTCCTTCGGCAGTCGGCAAAACATCAAATGTCGCTTTTATTGACAGCCAGAGATATATCGTCAGAACTAGGCGAACTGCACGGCGCCTGCTTGGCGGCTCGGGCTATTCGGCAAGCGAAACAGACGGCTCAGGAGGCAGCATAATGGAACTCCTGACCCTGAAAATCACTGGCGCCAGCGCGCTCATGATGCACAGCGACAAGCTGGCCAACCCGCTCGACCCGGCGACCAAGGCCCACAAGGAACTTACCAGTAAGCGCAAGAAGACCGATGATGACCACGAGGCCATCGCCAAGTCGGAATTCATCGCGGGGGCGTACTGGACGGAACAGGATGGCTTCTACGTCCCGGGCGCAAACTTCGATGCAACGTTCTGGGCCGGCGCAAAATTGTCGAAGATGGGCGTGCACTGGAAACGTGGCGCCATGGTCATGACTGACAAAGCCAAGCTGTTATTCGATGGCCCGGCTACGCCGGAGGGTCTTTGGAAAGATGAGTGGTTTCGAGACTGTCGGGGCGTGCGGGTCGGCACAGCCAAGGTAATGCGCTATCGCCCGGTGTTCCGGGAATGGGCTACGCGCCTGGAGGTCACCATCAACCCGGATGTACTGGACATCAGGGAGGTGAAAAAGGCTATCGAGGACGCGGGCGCCCTGATTGGTGTTTGCGAGTATCGCCCGCGCTTCGGACGGTTCGAGGTGAGCTATGAGTGAGGTCACCATTCTGCCGACCTGGAAGCAGGCGGTGCTGGACTTTCTGCAAGAGTTTTCCTACGGCAGCCTAGTCTCGTTGGATTGGCTGGAAGAGCGGTTCGGACTGCCGAGCCTGTCTGAATCCAAGCGCATGACGCCTGACCAGTACCGGGAGCGTCAGTTCGAATGGCTGGCCAACATTGAGGCTTTCAAAGAATGCCTGCTGAAAGAGCATCAGGTGTGCTTGCAGTCGGTGCGCGGAAAGGGCTATCGCTGGGTGCCACCACATGAACAGACTGATTTCGCTGTTCGCGAGTTCGAAAGGGATGCGCGGCGCGTGTTTCGGCAGACCGGAAACAAGCTGCGTAATTTGCGACATACTGAATTGACGGATGACCAGCGACGGGCCAATCTGGACGCCACAACAAAGTTGTCAGCGCTGGCCGGTATGACGAAAAAGGCTTTGAGGTAGTTTTTTGGCGCGGCAAGCCTTGGCTAGATATGCCTGGATATGGCTCGGCGCGGTAGGGTGTGGGCTGTAAACAGCGTCATGCTCATTCGATGAGTGGGCATGGCGAAGCGTATAGCTTCATTCGGTAAGGCGCGGCCCGGTGTGGTATGTCGCGGCGCGGCCCGGCGTGGCAAGCTCCGGCACGGCAGGGCGAGGCAAGGCATGGGCCGTAAACGGCACTAAGGGCGACTTTTATAGGTCGCCCTTTTTTATTGGGTGCAGCAATGAATCAAGACCAGCCAGGCGGTACCGCATTTTTCCGTACTTCCTTTCGCGAGCTTATGAAAGGTGTGTGCACAAGCATCCCGGGAAATGTTCGTACCTTCGACCCGACGCTACAGCGTGCCCAGGTGCAGATTGGCCTTCAGACCGTGGCCGCGAGTGGCGCCACCATAGAGCCCCCGCCCATCGTAGACGTGCCTGTCCTGTTCCTGGGCGGCACGCAGTATTCAGTCATCCACCAGATCAATCCCGGCGACGAGGGCCTGATTCTGTTCAGCCAGCGCTGCATCGACGCCTGGAAGCAAACGGGAGGCGTGGCCACCAATCCGCTGGCCCGGTTCCACAGTGCGCATGACGCCGTGTTCATTCCGGGCTTCCGGCCGCTGCCGACCCGGATATCAGGCTTTGCCAATGACGGTGTGCGGCTACAGAGCCGGGATGGGAGCGTGCATGTTTGGATCAAATCCAGCGGCGAAATCATCGCGGACAACGGCTCAGCCCACGTCCAGATCACGGCGGCTGGCGAAGTCAACATCGAGAACGGGGCGGGAGGCATTCGGCTTGGCGCAGATGGAAGCGTGGTCATCAACAACACCTGCACGATCAAGCCGGACGGCACCATCGAGGCGCCCAACGTGACCTTCGGCGGCATC